GCGCGCAGTATCAACTCGTGTATCTGGACGCCGATGACATCGCGCAGGCGCAGGCGGCATGAGCGCATCCGCCCAAGGCGTCGCGTCTAGTTTTGCTGCCGTCAAGCAACTGCGCGTCACGCTCATTCTGGCGCAAGGCGGGAACACTTTCAGCGGCGGCGGCAATACGCTGGTGCTAGGGGCTGCCGCGCCGATGTATATGAGCGCCTCGATTAAGGCGGTGGTGCGCCTCGCCTCAGAATTGGATCTGCGCATCTTCGGCATGCTCCAGGCGGACATGAATGCGCTCACCGTCATCCGCTGGGGCGCGGCGAACAATTCGGTATCCAACAACATCGTGCAGGTAGATGCCAACGGCGGCAACGGCTGGCAGCAGATCTTCAGCGGCAGCATTATCGAGGCGACGCCGGATTACCAGAACGCCCCGGATGTGTCGTTTCACATTCAGGCGCTCGCCGGCTACTACGCCGGCATCACGCCCGGCACGCCCTTGAGTTACCCGAACGGCGTTGCGGTCGCCGCCGCCGCGCAGACTATCGCCAATGCGATGGGTATCAAGCTCATCAATAACGGCGTGACCGCAACGCTGCCAGCGGGCAGTTACTTCCCCGGCTCGCTCTGGGATCAGTTCAACGCGGTCATGTTCGCATCGAACACGGATTTCTACACCGGGCCGTCTGCCATCACGATCTCCCCGGCCAACGCACCGATTACGAGTGCTCCCACCGTGCAACTGTCCCCCTCAACGGGACTGATCGGCTATCCGCGCATCGAGTACGCCGGCATCGTGTTCGAGTGCCTGTACGATCCCTCGATACAGCAGGGCTGTCGCGTCCAGATATCCGGTAGTCAGGTGCCAGCCGCGAATGGAACGTGGACCGCCTACACGCTCACGCATGAGCTGGAAACCGTGAAGCCCGGCGGCTCGTGGTTCTCCAGCGTGCATTGCTTGGCACCGTTGGCACCGTCATGACACAGAGCGGCCAGTGGGACCCTCGCAACTACGCGAGCGACTTTCAGATGCTCTCGTTTCTAATCGCGCAGATGATCGGGAAACTCGTGACGATTGTCCCGGTGCAGGTCATCGCCGTGACGCGCGCCGGCTCCTTGGCAGGCGGCGCGTATGTGAATGTCCAGCCCATGCTGAACCAGTTGACCGGCGATGCCACGGCGGTGCCGCACGGGATCATCTGTGGCATGCCCGCATGGCGGATGCAGGGCGGGGGGAATGCGGTCATCCTAGATCCCGTGGTTAATGATATCGGACTCGCGCTCTTCAGTTACCGGCCGGCATCCTCGCTGGTAGCCGCCGATGTGGCGACGCCGGGCAGCGTGCCCGGATCGCAGCCGGTAAATCCGGCAAGTGCGGCGCAGTTGGATTGGAGCAGCGGTTTCTACCTTGGAGGCTGGATTTGCGGTGCGATCGTTCAGTACCTGATCATGAACGCCTCGGGGATCACGGCTGTCTCGCCCACAGCGATAACACTGCAGGCGCCGACCGTCACGATCACTGCCAGCGGCCAGCTCGCCGTGAATACGCCGACCGCAGCGTTCTCCGATATCGTGACAGTGGCGGGCGATGAGATTGTGGGAAGCGTTGATTTTCTCACGCACACGCATCCCGGCGTTCAGATCGGCAGCAGCAATACGGGAGTGCCGAACGCATGAGCGATGCCCCCGCAGGAGAAACGCTGCTGCTCGACGTGTCCTCCTGGGCTTTGGATTGCGATGCCAATGGGAACGTCGCCGTGGCATCCGCGCCCTATGCATTATCTCAGGATGTCGCAAGCGCTGCTCGCACCTTCCTGGGCGAAGTCTGGTTTGACACGACGGTCGGCGTGGACTACTTCGGCAAGATCCTCGGCCACAGTCCAGCGCCCGGTGTGATCCAGCAGCAGATGGTGCAGGCCGCACTCACCGTCCCCGGCGTCGTGCGCGCACAATGTAATCTCAATAGCTTTGTGGATACATCGCCCGCGGCGGTCTCCTCCGGCAGCTTCATCACGGATAGCTCGGGCAACATCGTCACGGATAGCTCGGGCAATCCGATCTATGATTCCAGCGCCAACACGACGGCGCAGACCCAGAACCTGCGGCAAGTCAACGGGCAGATCCTCTTCGTCGATGTCAATAACCAATCGCAGAGCGTGCAGTTGTGAGCACGAACGTCCCCGCACTGCAATGGCTGCCGACCGGACTTTCGGTCCCGTCGCAGGCGGCAATTCTGGCCGGCGTGATCAGCGATCTGCAGAGCGCGTTCGGTGGAAACTTAAACTTTACGAATCTCAACACCCCGCAGGGGCAGCTTGCTTCATCGTTGACCGCGATCATTGCGAACGCCAATGCGGCCTTTGCCTATCTGGTGACGCAGATCGATCCCGATGTCGCGCAGTCCTTCATGCAGGATGCTATTGCGCGCATCTATTTCCTGAATCGCAATCCAGGCGTGGCAACCGCGGTTCAGTGCCAGTGTATTGGCGTTTCGGGCACCGTGATTCCTGCCGGCGCGCAGGCGGTGGACACCAGCGGCAACGTGTATTCTTGCACGGAGACCGGCACGATACCGTCAGGCGGATCGGTCACGCTGGAATTTCAGAACGTCCTCACCGGCCCGATGGCCTGCCCTGCCAATACACTGAACCAGATCTATCAGGCGATACCCGGATGGGACGCGATCAACAATTCCTCCGCAGGCGTCATCGGCGCCAATGTCGAAACGCAAGCCGCCTTTGCGCTGCGGCGCGCGGCGACGGTTGCAGCAAACTCGCAAGGCGCGGGGCCATCGGTCTATGGCGCCGTGTTTCAAGTGCCGAACGTCATCGACGTTTATTACACTGAGAACGATACGAACGTGGCGGTCTCAGTCGGCTCGACGAACTACTCGCTGCTGCCGAATTCGCTCTATGTCGCCGTCGTCGGAGGCAACGCCGCAGCGATTGCGCAGGCGATTTACCTCAAGAAATCGCCGGGCTGCAACTACAACGGCAACACGACGGTTCAGGTCACGGACACCTCGGGCTATCAGACCCCCGTTCCGACCTATAACATCACATTCAATATCCCGACGCCGACAGCGATCCTGTTCGCGGTGCAGATCAAGTTCTCCCCGCTGGTCCCGATGAATATCGCCACCATCGTGCAGCAAGCCATCATTGCGCAGTTCACAGGCGCCAATGGTGCTCCCCGCGCTCGCATCGCCTCGTTGATTCTTGCCGCCGACTATTACGAGCCGGTGCTGGCCGTGATTGAGCCGTCGCTCTCGCTTCTGTCGATTCAGGTCGGATTCACGACGGCAAACTTAAATTACGTGCAAATGGGTATCGATCAGGCGCCGACAATTTTTGCTGGGAACATTTCTGTGGCATTGGTGTAGCCATGCAGAACGTTCAGCAAACCATCATTTCTCAGTACGCGCAGAGCGGCATCATCGGACAGCTCATCGAGGATTGGAACGAGGATCTGGACCCGACCGCGAATGTCGAATCGTTCTACTACAACGTCTGGAACATCCTCACCGCTCAGGGTACTGCTCTCGATAACTGGGGGAAGATCCTCGGCGTCAGCCGGAACCTTCAGATACCCAACACCGGCAGCGGCCAATTCGGCTTCTACGATGGCGCCAACGACTGGGTAGGGTTCAACCAGGGGCCGATGAATTCGGGTAATTCGGCGGCTACACAGACCATCACGCTTCCCGATGCCGAATACTTGCAACTGCTCTTGACCAAGGCGGCTGCGAATATCTGCCGCACGACAATTCAGGGTCTGTCGCGGCTGGTGCAGAACCTCTTCGGCAGCTTCGGTCCGTGTTTCGTGCAGGACATCGGCAATATGCAGATGTCCTATGTCTTCCAGTTCCAGTTGACTCCGGTGCAGCGCGCCATAGTGACAAGCTCGGGCGCATTGCCTCATCCTACGGGTGTCGGCGTCTACATCGTGACCTTCGACCCGACCGCGCAATTTGCCTTCAACGGCGGCACGGGCCAGCCCATGGGACAGGGAATCTTCAACACGTAATGTCAGGCGCCCCCACACCTCCGCTCATTGTTTTAGGCTTCGGTGCGAATGCGGCGCCGTCGCTGATCGTTTCCCCGCTGCCCGTGACTTCCCAGATCGGGGTACAGAACGGTCGCGCATCCTACAATGACGGTTTCGTGCCACTGAACGAGACGCCTGCCGCAGCAGGCGGCGTGCCCCCCTTCATTCAGGACTTCAACGCGGTGCTGCTCGCCGCGACCGCGAACATCGCGGCGATGACGGGGGGCCAGTATTGGGGCTTTAATTCGACGTGGGCTACACAGAATTCTGGCTACGCGCAGGGCGCTATCATCGCCATGCTCAGTGGCGAGGGATTCTGGCTCAATACGCTGGCCGGCAATGTAAACAATCCGGATACGTCGGCCGCGCAGAGTTCGGGCTGGGTCCCGATGTTCGCCTACGGCACCGGGACTGCGGCCGTCACCGGCGGCACAGTCACGCTGCCATCGACGATTGTTTCCCAGCCGAT